GCTGGCTATCCTGTCAAGGTATCGGCCAAACATGGGGAGCTTGCCGGAGAGACTGCGCAATTGCACCCGGTCGATGGCGGCATTGGCTGCGCCTTCCACCAGGGCGAGACCTTGGGCGAACTGCGGATTGATATCCGGGTTCTCCAGCATGATCCGGTCGTATTCCGTGGCTTGGTAGGCGAGGACGCCAAGGTAAGGGTTCACGGCAGTCGCGCCCATGAGCGGGATGCTACCGGCCAGACCGTAGGCTCCACGCTCGGCGGTTCCCCAGAAGGAATCCTCCTCCAGCACGGGGCGGATCGGATCGACGCCGGTCTTGGCGACATTGCGGAGTTCGCGCACGACCTTGAAGGATTCACGCACAGACTGCCCGCTCTGGATGAGTGTCTCGGCCTCCGGCACGGTGGCCTGCCGCCATGCATCGGACTCGGCTCCGGCGGGAGCGTTGCCGACCACAGCCTTGGTGAGGTCGCCATCAGTAGGAACCCAGATTTGCGTGCCGTTGCGGATGGACTCCAGCCAGTTGTTCACGCCCGCCTCCTGCATCTGGAGCGTTCCCTGCGGGACGAAATCAAAGCCACGGGTGAATGCCTGCCCCATGTTGACGGCGAACTGCTCCAACCCGGCGCGGTCGATCTGACCGGCTTGCGCGGCGAGGGTCACATATTTGTAGATTTTCTGCCGGTCTTCGGGTGGGGCGCTGACGAAGTCGTTGGCGAGGCTCTGCATGTCCTCGTCGGTGGCGTTGCCTTGGGTGAACGAGGTGAGCGTGGAGAGTGCCTTGGACGCCTGCGGACGCACGGTGTCGAGGTCGTTGATCGTGTCGTAGTAGAGCCGGGTATTTGCCCTGCCACTGGTTGAAGACCTCGGTCATGCCGTCCACGAAGGGACGATTCTGGCCGAGTTGGGAGTCGGTGATCGCCTTGGAGACCGCCTGCATCTGGAGGTCGTTGATCGCCTCGGTTTTTGCTTTCTGCGTATTGTATTCGCCGCTGATGAAATCGAACAACTGCGCGTCATCGAGGTTCTTTTTCCCGTAGTTCGCCATGGCATAGGCGTCCCGCTCGACTTGGTAGGTCAATGGATCAATTGGCCTGCCGTTGCGGTGTTCCAGCCATGCGCCGATGGCCGCGCTTTTGGCGGTCTGGTCGGGATCGAGAGATTCCTGCACGGCGGCATTCGCCTGCTTCTCCTGCTCGAAATAGGCTTCGTCTGTGAAGAGTTTGGAAAAGTGGTCGTCGGTGTCGTTGTATTCCTGTGCCTGCTTGGCCTTGCCCCATGCCAGCAAGTCGTCGGCCATTTGTTGGCGCTGATCCTCTGGGGCATCGTCAATTCCGTTGAAGTAGTCCGTGGCTGTGGCGTCGTCGATAAGTGTGGCCATGTGAAAAAATTAAGCGTTGGTGGCTTTGCGGAAGGAGACGACGGCCATGCCATCGTTCTTTTGTTTGCCGCCGGGGCTGTGGAAATCGAAGCGTCCAGTGAGAGGCTTGCCGAATTTGCGGGTAGCCTGCTCGTCCTGCATCGTGCGGTCGTCCCAATTGCGGATCACGGTGGACCCATCGGCGAGCGTGAGTTCCACGGGGTCGCCTTTGCCGATCCCGGCGGCTTTGAATTTGCGCTCGATGTCCGGCGAGATCGCGAGGGAGTCTTCATTGAGCTTGTTGTTCCAAGCGCCGATGCGGTTGCGTGAATTGGAATCTGAATACGGATCGCCGGGGAAATTATAATGAGTCACCTTGCCCTCGGCCTTGGTGGATTTTGCTTTCTCAATCGCCTCTTGGGCGGGAGGTGGCGTTGGGGTGGGCTTGGCGAAATCCGCTTGGTCCATTCGATCCATCATGCGTGTTTGGAATCCCGTGCTTGGTATAAACGATGGCTTTGCTTTTTGTTTGAACAGTTCCAGTGCTTTCCCTTTCAAGAGAGGCTCGATGAGGCTATCCCGGTGTTGTTGAGCGTCTGCTGGAGTCTTGTCCTTGTTGGCCGGATTGTTGAACCATTCGTCCATGCCTTCCATCACTGAATAGACCTTGGCATTGTAGGTGTTGTTCTTGGACTGATCGACGATGGTCTTGCCGTCTTGGTCTAATCCGGTTTCTCCGAGAAGACCACTGTCGCCGATGCGCTTGATGCCTTGGATGAAATCGGACCTGTAAACTTCGCGGGGAGACTTTGGCGTCCCGTCGAAGGCTTTCTTCCAACCGGACTTCAATTGGTCACCCAGCAGTTGGGCTTGCTCCTTGGGGAGGAGAGAAACGATCTTGGCGTTGAGTTCATAGAAATTTGCGTCGTTCTTGTCGGCTCCGTAATCGAACCCGGCGACCTCGGCCTTTAGATCGCCTGCGATCTTTGGGTTGAATGTGATGTTTGAAGCTATCGCATTTTCAAGGCGCTTGTATTTAGACGGCTCAATCCCCATCCCTTTAGCCTCCGTAGCAAGTTGCTCGGTGCTGGTGATGTCCTTGTTCTGGATTCTTTCGACAAGGGAATTCCAATTATCGGAATCCGTGACGCGGATTTGGCGGTCCGCCTCGTAGAGGTGGAGTTTGACCCGGCTTGGTTCAAGTTGGCCGAATTCGGTCACCTCGCCAGTCTTGGCCTTGGTGAGGATTTCCTTGGCACGGCGAGGGTCGGTGAGGATTTCGGCAGCGATCTTCTCGCGCTGTTGCTCCTTGGTTCTGCGAAGGACATCGTCCTGCATCATGGCCTTGTCGAGTTTGCCTTGCTCTGCGGAAAATGTGCCATCCTTGACACCTTGGTCGATGATGGCAAATCCGCCTTCGTAATCGCCATCGGCAAACTTCATCAGTGCGTTGGCCTTGATGTCCATCTTGTAGCCTTCGATGCGCTTTTTGTTGGCCTCGCCTTCGATCTGGATGCCGGACATTTCCCCCCAGCGTTCAAAGGCGGGGGAGAGCGACTGGGCGGCGTTGTTGGAGATGCCGATCTCGCCGATGGCTTTTTTGGTCTGCTCGACATTGGCGGTCCATTTCTCCTGCCACTTGTCCACCGGCGTGTTCATCTGCTCGTTCTGCTGCTTCTCAAAAGCCGAGCGCATGAGGGTCTCAGCGCGGGCGAGATCGGCAGTGTCCTTGGCGCGGGCCATCTTGTCGCCCCATGCGAGGGCGACTTCTCCGATCTTGCCGATGGATTGTCCGAATCCCGCAGCGGCCTCGGCCTCCTGCGAAAAGGCGTTGAGTTCCAGCGACTGGTCGAGCATCGACCTTGCCCCACGGGTGACCATGGAGGAATCGACCATGGCGGCTCCGGTGAGCTTCGCGGCCTCTGGGTTTACAGCAAATCGAGGCACGGATGGCGCGGCGATGCCCACATTGCTCGCGCCGAGCGATTGCGGGCCTGCGTTGGGAATGTCGGCGAGTCGGATGGATGGCATGGGTTAGCGGACCGGAGCGTAGTATTGGCCTCCTGTTGAGGATGTTTTTGGGACATATTGCTGACCACCGTAACCAGTGACCGTCCCTGTTGGATTTTTCGATTTCGAGCTTCCGTAGGCGGACATGCCGATGTTTCCCATCTGGGCGATTCCGGCGGCTCCGGCGGCGTAGCCACCGAGTTGGGTGGCGCGGGAGGTGGCCATGCCTGCCTGCTGCTCGATGGCGGCTTGGCGCATGGCGATCCTGTAGCCTGCGCCTGCGGCTTTCTCGGCAAACTGAGCGTCGTTGAAGGACATGCGGGCAGAATCCAGATTGCGGCCTGCGGCAAATAAATCTTGGTTGAGGTTGAAGCCGATGGCTGAATCGTTGATTTTGGCTTGGTCGCGCATCATGCTTCCCTCCAGCGCGGTGATGCCTGCGTTGAAATCGGTGACATCCGCTTCGTAGCGTTTCTTGTTGGCCTCCAAATTGGCAAGCAGGCGGGTGTCGGCGACCTGCATCTGGTAAAGATTTGCGGTATCAGCCAAAACAGCCAGAGGAGAACCTTCGGGGGTTACGCCGCCCTTGGCGAACTGGCTGCGCTGGAGGCCGAGGATGCGGTCTTTCTCGGCACGGATGCGGTCGGCCTGCTCCTTGGCTTGGCGGTCCTGCCCGTCCGCCTGTTGGCGCATCTGGTCGGCAGCGTTGCGCTGCATCTGCGCCTGCATGTCGGAGAACTGCGATTGCTGGCGCAGCTGTTCGTTTTGGTAGGTGGAAATCTGCGACTGGAATGCGGCCTGCGACTGCTGCGACTGGGCGTTGAACATCGCAAGCTGCGCGTTGTATTGTTCGCCCTGCGCGGCCCGCTCTGCGGCCATGCGCTGCCATGAGGCGTTCTGTTCGTTGATCTGGCGGTTGTAGTCCGCGATAGCAGCTTGGGATTTGGACTGCTCGCTGGCGGAATACATCGCGATGCCGGTCGAGGCGGCTGTGGCAAGAACCGATGCAGTAGTCAGAGCGATGGTGGTTGCGGATGCCATGTCAGTTCAAGGTTTGCACAAGGTGGATCATTTCGGTGTCGGTGCGTTGGAAGCCGGTCTTCTCATAAACCCGCGCCAGCGATTCCTGTTTGCAAGTGGTCAGCATGACAGAGTATCCGAAGGATTTGGCCTGCCCTTTGAGGAATTCGACAATGGCCTTGATCGACCTGTAGACGGATTTGGGCTTGGCCTCTGGGTTGGCAACGACCCATTCCATCATTGAGACGCCGATGCTGTTGTCCATGTAAAGCCACCCGGCGGCAACGGGACCGCCGTCCAAGTTGGCTACGATTCCGAGCTTCGGAAGCACGGCCAGCGGCACGGCATTCCACCCGTGGCTTACCCACCATTCTTTGACAATGGGGTAATCCGTTTCTGGATCGAACATTTTGAGAGCTGGAAAAATCTCACTCATTTCCGAAGGTATCCCAGACAGGTTGAAGGGCGATGACTGCCATTGGATAAGGAGCAGTTTGCCTCAGAGTGAGGTCAGCGTCGAATCCAAACGCACCGGCGAGGATCATTTTTTGGTCGCCGGTGGAGAGCGCGTCGGCGAGGGCATACCATTGCCCGTTGTTGGTGCTGATCTCTCCTCCCCGGCTTTTGTAGAGGCGGGCGATGATTTTGTGGATGCGCTTCTTGCGACCTTGGGAGGAACCGTCTTCCAAGTCCATGTCGAGCTTCATGGGCGTGAGCGTGGAGGTGTAGGGCAGGCCGACATATCCGGCGCTGGCTGCGGGAACGGTGATCGCTCCGCTGGCCACGGTGCGGGTCACGGGAGATTGGCCCTCCTGCACGACGGTGACGGCCTTGCCGTTGAAGCGTTCAAGGAGGGAGATCGTGCGGTTTGCCGCGCCAGCGTCAATCTTGGACCATCCATCGAGGTAGCGCCATGAGGCGGCGGTCTCCTCGTCGAGGTATTTGCGCCAGAGGAGCGGGAATCGCTCGATGGTGCGGTAGTCCTGCCCGGCGACCGTGCGCTTGACGACCATCCAGACCTCGTCCTCAGTTTGATTGCCGTAGATGGTGGCGACCGACTCGACATCGGCAGCGTCGGCGATGACATGGCGATGCCAGCCGACGACCTTTTGGTCTCGCTCGTAGGTCATGGCGATGAGTGTGCCGTCTCCGCGCACGCACCACAGGACGGCATCGGGCTGTTGCTGGTAGGCGACCTCGACGATTTCGCCGCTGGTGATGTGTTCGGCGAGGAGGGTGAGGTCGGGCGCGACCCATCCGTCCTTGTTGAGTTCGTAGACAAGTTCGCGCACCTTGCGTCCGTTGCGCTGGACGAAGAGCAGGACATCGTTCACCAGCGCGGCTCGCATGTATTTGCTGCCGTAGCTCGACTGGCGGCTGGCTTGCACATTGGTGGCCGAGAGCGAGGCCGAGGAGTCGGCGCTGCCGATGGTCCACTCATCGCCGGATGTGCCGATGAGGAGTTGCGATTGGCTATACATCCAGTTGATGCGGTTGCCCTCGGAGGCGGCGAGGGTGAATTGCACCGCATCGCTCGCAGTGACGCCGGTTTTGAAGTTCTCGAAATTGTCAATCTGGCTGCACCAGATCGTGTTCGGTTGGGAGCTTGTTCCGCCGAAGCACAGGCGCTGTTCGTGCATGGCGACCGAGCGAGGGTAGCCGCGCTTCGCGGAAAATGCCGCCTCGGACCAGAAGATGGTCTTGGCTCCTGCCCGTGCGGAGGCGGATAGCCAGCGGGTCACATTGGCTCCGGCTTTGGTTCCGGATGTTAGCCCGTTTTGGATGATCCACTTGGTGACATCGAATGCCGCGCCGGATGTGTGTGGCGTTGTGCATTTGTAATTTGCCCCGCCCTGCGTGACATAGTCGCCGACGACATAGGCCGTCGATGCCGCCCACGCCGCCATGTAAGTGTCCACGATGGTCACCAGACCTCCGGTGCGGAAATCCGAGCTTTCGATGACGGCGCGGCCTTTGGTGTTGGAGGTGTAGTTGAGGACACGGATCAGCATGCCACAGCGGGCGCTTTCGGTTCCCGTGGTGATGATATTGGATTCGCCGGAGGCGCGGTCGTATTCCTTCACGACCTCCATTTGGGAAATGTTTTCGATGTAGGCGAACGGACAGGTTGTCGCTCCGCTGTTTGCCACCGTGTAGGTGTAGGCGTCCTCACTGGTCACGGTGATCGTGGCCAAGCTGGTGCGACCCGTGTGGAATGGGGCCGTGCTTCCAGAGGCGTTGATGGCCAGCAGGTCGCCGGTGTTGTAACCGTGGGCGGGATGCGAGACGGTGGCGGTTGCGCCGGATCGTGTGAGCGTTCCTGTTTGCGTGTAGCCCTTTTCCATCTTGTCGTTCGGGTAGCGCAGGATTTGAATCGAGGCGTCCCAGATGCCGAAGGTCGTGAAGGTCCAGTCTCCCTCGACATCCATAAGATCGCTCAAATAGTTCCCGGCGATATCCACCGACACGGTGGCGAGCGGGCGTTTCCACTCCAGCGCCCACTGCCCGCCATTCATGCTGTCGTCAAAGATAGGCGTCGATGCCGTGAGCGTCGTGTAGCCGATTTCGTTGGAAACCCGGATCGTGGTGTCCGTGGTGTTTTGCTCAAAGAGCGGGGGGTAGTCGAAGACCACATTTTCAAAAGTCCAGTTGTTGTCGGCGAGGCGCGAGAGCTTGCGCGGCGGGTAGTTCGCGTGCGCGAAATACATGATGTCGTTGATCTGGACGAACTGGACTTCGCGCAGGTGCGCTCCGAGATACGGGTGGTTCACCACCAAGATGCCGCCGGAGGCGTTTGTTTGCAGTTGCCCGGTGGCGGCATTCCAGAAGCGCATGTAGCCCCCGCCCAACTCGATCACGAACCGGGTCGTGGTGGAGAAGTTGAAACCGATGAGGCGGACTTCGCCGAGGTTGGGGTTGAGCGTCGTGCCGCGAAACTCTGTGCCGGGGCGCCGGATGACGCCGCCGTAGGGGAGGATTTGGAAGTTCTCCAGCGTGCGGCAGGCGCTGCGGTATTTCTCCAGGCTCGTCCGGGCGTCGATGAAGGGGGAGACTTCACCGGCGTTGAACGAGGGATAGAAATCGAACTTCGGCATCTTATTTTGACTCCAGCTTGCGCTCGACTCGCTCGATGACGACTTTGGCGCTGGAGATGACCTCCAGCATTTCACGGTTGGCCGTGGTGAGGTGGGCGACGAAATCGGCGTTTTGTTTGTCCATGCGGTCTTGGAGCGTGTCCAATCTCGCGGTGAAATAGCGGAACAGGATTCCGATGGCCGAAATCCCGATGACTAAGAGCGCCACGAAGAGCCAGCGGTCGGACTGAGCCGCCGCATGGCTGATCGTTTCGAGCATGGTGGATTCGCCGCTCATTAGCTGTTGGCTTGGGCGATGAGGTTGCCGACGATGGCCGTGGTGGCCACGTTGGCGAGGCGGTCCGTGTTGAGTGCCGCGACTTTTGCCAGCTCGGATGCGAGCTCGGTGCGTGTGGCCGAGGCGATGCTTGCCGCACTTGGCACGGTTGGCGCGTTGGTGAGCGTTGTTGTGGTGGCGCACAAAGTGACATTGGCCACGGTGTCGGTGGAGGCGTTGAATGTGCTGGCAGGGACTTCGGCTGTGCCGCTCCAGACGATGCTGCCGCTTCCGACGTTAGCGGAGGCGGAGATGAATGCGATTTGGTAGGTGCCTGCGCTGCCGGTCATGTTGCCGCTGTAAAATCCTGATGAGCCAGTTTCGGGGCAGGAGATGGCAGAGCCCACGGCGGCGCCTGCTTGGTAGCGTTGTGCTGTTACGGTGAGGCCCGATTTTGCGAGCGCGATGTTGAGTTCGTTGGCCATGTTTTTTTAGGAGTTGAGGATGGTGAGAGTTTCGGTGAGCGTTGCCTCGAAGCTGTGAGGGGCGGCGGGCCAGTTGCTGGCGGCGGGGGCGAGGCCAGAGGCGATCATTCCATCGAGCCAGCCTTGTACGGCAACGAGCTTGGGCGAGGATTTTGCGGCGGCGTCGAGGCGGAGCTTTTGGTAGAGGATCGTGGTGGAGCGGTTGCCTCCGTAGCCTTGCGAATCAGTCCACTCTTCGGCGGTGTAGAAAGGCGCGGATGGAGTGACCCATTGGCCGTCTTGCCACGCTGCGTCTTCGCTTGGCTTGGGCGGGGCGGCCTGCCATTGCGCGGCCTTGGGATTGCCTGCGGCGATGAGGTCGGCGATGTAGCTCTCGGGGAGTTCGCGGAGTTCGTTGGTGATTTTATTTTTGTAGAGGCTCATGGGTAGATGCGAGGATGGTTGGCGACGGTGGCGGAGTTGTTATTTGTGATGGCGAGTCCTCCTTTTTGGTCGATCAGATTGCGAACGAGCGGAGCGTAGAATACAAGCGACTGCGGGCGGATTTTGTCAGGGGTCATGCCCTTGGCAAGGGAGGCGATTTCGGCGGCGGTGAGGGCGGCGTTCCAGATTCCTATTTCGGCAATGTTTCCGTTAAAATAAAAGCCTGTTGAGTTGCTCGCAGTTCTCGCTCCAATTTGTGTGCCTGTTGCAGCATTTTGAGTGCCTACATTGCTTGTGTTTGTTGCACCGCTTGCTCCGCCTGCAAAAATTTCGCGGGAGGTTGCCGAGCCAAATACAGCGCAAGCGTGATTCCACTCGTTTAGCGTTGTGCTTCCCCCTTGCGCTTGAAAACTACCCCCAGTTCCAACCGCAAACGCTCGAATTGGTCTGCCCAATACGTCTCCGTCATAGGTTAGTTGATTACGGTACGTGCCAGAGTTTTGACCAATGCAAACTAAAACTTGGACAAGAGATTGCGTCGGATAAAACCAAGCCGCGATTGTCATTGGGCTTCCGCTCGCTGGCGCGGCTGCCATAGAAAGATACTGCGTCCCGTTAAAGTTGCAGGCCATAATTAAGCAACCTGTTGGACTTCGACGGCGATGAGTTCGGCATCGCCTGTCATAGTGTCGTTCGTGGCATCGCTGCCAACGCGGGAAATTCTGATCCGGTAAGGCTCGCCGACTGCTACGCTGTCGATGGTGGTCAGAGTGATGTTGGTCGTGGTGGCGATGCCGCTTGTTCCGTTTGCGGCTCCGTTTGCCTCGGCTGCGGTGTCGAACGAGTCGGCATCGAGGTCGGTGTTGCCACGCTCCAATGCGACACGCCAACGGACGTTGCCGCTTGTAGCGGTGGTTGCCATCCATGTGACACGGACGCTCAGACCGCTGGCGAGGTCTGCCGCCTCGGGAATGATTGCTGGGAATGTTGCGCTCTCGATGGTGGCGTCGTCAAAATCGAGAACGGCGATGGAGTTGCGCGTGTCGAGCGTTGCAAACAGAGTCGCTGGCGGCGAGCTGTGGCGCGGCGTGAATACCGCGAGGGTCTTTGTGCCAGAGGCACCGGAGAGGATGGGTGTTGCGATCATGCGTAGGTGAGAGTTGAGCGGTTGTTCCACGCGCCGGTGGCGCTGGCTTCGGTGGATGTTGTTCCTGCTGCGTTGAAGATGGTTCGGACGATCTCCCAGCCCGTGGCGTCAAAGACGCTCCCGGAGTTTGGGAAAGCCGAGTAGAGGAGGTAGCCGAGGTAGGTGGTGTCGCCGACGAGGCCGAACATCCACAGCCGGTCGGGTGCTTCCTTTGCGCCTGCGAGTTTATAGACTTCGCCAGTCGCGGGATTCCGAGTGTAGAGATTTCTGTCTGTGTGGTTTACACAAATCTCTCCGAGCGCCAAATGTTCCGTGGTCGGAATAGCTCCAGCCAGAACGGATTTTTTCGGAATGATTTTTGGGTTGGCCATCTTATGGAAGAAGGTTGCCGCCGGGGGGTTGAACCCCGGCGGGCTTTGTTATTGAATACTAATAAGTTCCACCATCGATGCTTGTTTCCAAAGCGGTGATGCGATTGCCCAAGCTGGTATCAGCCGAAGCACGGGTCGACGCCTCTGAAGAAATTGCGTTGGTGCGGTTTGTGATCTCTGTGGACAGGTCGCTTTCGAGGGTGTTGATGTCGCTCTCGGCTGCGGTGACCCGCGAGGCCAAGGCCGTGGCTGCACTGACGGTTCCATCGATACGCACGCCCAATGCCGACTCGGCTGCGGTGGCACGGGTCACTTCGTTTGCCAGACCTGTGGAGGCGGTGGAAGCGAGGCTGGTTATCGCTCCATTCAAGCTGGAATCTGCCGTTTGGAACGCCGCGACCACTTCCGAAAGCGAATCAAGGGCTGGCCCATCCACATTGGAAAGGACATTGTCGATGCGAGTTCCGAGCGCGACCTCTGCTGCGGTGGCACGGGAAATTTCCGACGCAAGATTTGTCGAGAGAGTGCCTTCTGCGGCCTGCGCCCGTGAAACCTCAGTGGCGAGATTTTGAGTCAATGTCGCATCGGCGGCTTGTCTTGCGCTGCTTTCCGTAGCGAGGTTGCTCGCGGCGGTGGCGGCGGCTGCGGATACCGCAGAAGCACGATCCGAAACCTCGGTTGCGAGGTTCGATGTCAATGTGGCGTCTGCTGCCGAGCGAAGCGCGGCCTCTGCTGCTACTGCTGCATCAGCGTAAGTCTTTTTTGCAAAGACATTTTCACCGCCGATGACGAGCGGTGTCCCGTCTGATAAGCCTACAAAGAGGCTCTTGTTTGCTGTGTCGATGGCGAGTTCGCCTGCGGAAAGGGTTTGTGGAGAACCACTACCGCGTTTGATTTTCAGGATTGGATTGGGCATTTGATTTATTTGGTTGTTGGTTTGGTATCAGTCAAAACTGACGGGTTGGTTTGGTGTTCATGGGGAAAGTGTTAGAATTGTCCGCAGTCGATCATTTCGAGCAGGAGGCGGTAGGTGTTGGTGGCGTCATCCCAAAGCCACTGCACATGGGTGTCCTGCGCGTGGTAGATGCGGGCCTCCCTTCCGGGTTGCGGGAAGTCGGAAGAGGTCGGGTAAATGACGAGTTGCTTGATGCTTTCCTCCGGCAGGACAATCGTGAAGTTCGACAGGTCCAGTTGCTGGGTGATGTTGGTCTCGGTGATCGTCGTCATCAGGCGTAGGTGGCGGTCTCCCGGTTGGTCCACGCGACATTGGTCGCTTGGGCGGTGGCAGTGACGGCTCCGGCTGCGGATAGTGCGGAGCGGGTGATCGACCATTTGGCCACGGCGGCAGCGGAGCCGGAGCCGGGGATGTCGGAGTTCAACAGCAGTCCGTAGTAGCTGAATGTGCCTGCGGCGTTGAGGGCGAAGGCGTGGATGTAGTTGTCCGGGTCGCGCTGGGTGGCGGGCGAGTAGAGACCGAGCGCCACGACGACGATCTTTGCGGCGGGGGGAATCGCCTGCGTGAAGGTGATCGTGCCGCTTCCCTGATTGACGAGATAGTCGGTGGTGGGTTCCTGAGTGACGCCGTTGATGGCGACCAAGACATGGTTCGGGTCGGAGGATTTGAGGCCGGAGACCGTGAAAGTTTTGAGCGTGCCGTTGCCAGTGAGGGTCGTTTTGGCGCTGGAGAGGAGGCCCGCTTGGGGGAGGCCAAAATTCAAAACGGCGGTATTGCCTGTGCCGGAATTGGTGACAAAGGGCTGGGTGTTGCCGGACACGGCGGAAACATCCCCGACTTGGACGAGAAGCGAGGGGTAGCTGACTCCCCCGCCGGGTCCGCTCGCCTTGGCTTGCGCCTCGATGCCATCGCCGCCGTTGCGTGAGGAGACGAGTTTGCTGCTCATCCACGCTGGTTTGATGCGGCCCTTGCGCTCGGTGGAGTCCCGGCGCATGGCAGGGCTTTTGCCGAGGATGTCGGTTTCTTTGGCAAGGAGCGCGGCCTTGGCGGCATCGCCGGTGAGAGGAACGGCGAGCTTGGCCGCGAGACTTGCGGTGAGCAGGTCGATGAAGAGGGAGTCGAAGAGGGTGACATCCGTGACACGCCGGACATATTCCAGCGTGATGGCGCTTCCGAGCCACACATCCCATGAGATCGTCCATCCGGAGGTGACGCCGGGTTGCTTGTTCGTGCCGGTGACCATGCAACGGTAGACTGCCTCGGCGCTGGTGACGACATTATCAACTTCGTAGGTGCGGCCCGCGACCCAGTCGGGAGCGCCGGAGTCGGAGTTCGACAGGACGAAATTCCCCGAGACCTCCCACGCCGCATCGCCGGTGGCGTAATCTTGGTCGTTCACCCGGAAGACGCGCAGGCAGTCGGACGGGATCGCGTATCGGTAGGCCCACTTGTATTCCGGGCGAGGGAGGCTCTCGGCCACCGTGAGGGACTTCATCGCCCATGTCCACGATCCGGTGAGAAGGAGGGAGTCGCGCACCTGTGGGTAGAGCGACTTGGCGAGGAGCATCGCCTGCGAGGAGGGGCCGAACTGCTCGGCTGTGCCCACCCGGAGGATGGCTTGGCGGCAGAGTTCATCCTCGGTGAGGGTGCTGGATGGGCGCGAGGAGGCGCGGGCCTCGACCGCATTTTTCAATGCGGGCTTGCCTGCGAGGAACTGGAGTTCCTTGAATAGCTCCTCACTTTTCATGCGTTATTGGCGAACGACCTGCGCGGGCTGGGATTCCATGAGTTGGGAGAGTTTCATCGCGAGTGTGACGGTGAGCATGTTAACGAAGACCGCCGGGAACTTGCTGGCGTCAGTGACAATGGCGGTCGTCTCGATCTGGACCGTAGGCGTGGAATCCGTGTGGAGGTAACCGCCGACGATCTCCCACTTGCCGAAATTTTCATCCTCATCCACGCCATTGACCCGCAGCACCTTGATGGTCGTGGTCGGCAGCAGGTAGCGTTTGGCGTAACCGAAGGACGGAGCCACAGCATCGGCGGATAGGGTTGTCTGGACACGGGCGAACTGCCAGTCGAAGTCGGCGAGGAGTTCGTTGCGGGTCTGGTCGAAGAGCGATGTCGCGATGGACATCGGTTCGCCGTAAGGTTTGAAGACATCGGCGCTTCCCACCCGGAGGATAGCTTGGCGGCAGATTTCCGAGACCGTGTTGGCCGAGGAGGTCGTGCGGGGTTTGGCGGATTTCTCGATCTGGTTCTTCACCGAGGGGCGCTGCATGGTTTCAGCCGCCACTTGGACCATGGCGGTGACGATGTTGCCATCGGCTGTGAGCGGGAGCGCGATCTTGGCGGCGAGGCGGCAGATGAGTGCCTCGATGAACGGGGCCGGGAACAGGGTCACATCGGTGACCAGCGAGGTGTAGTCCACGATGATCGGCGCTCCGATATCGGTGTGAAGGAAACCTCCAACGATTTCCCATTGGCCGAAGTTCTCAGTCGTGTCGATGTTGTTCACCCGGATGATCTGGATAAAATCCGTGGGCAGCGTGTAACGCTTCGTGTGGCCCGCCGTAGGATTGGTCGCGTTGACAACGAGCGTGACTTGCTTTTTGGCAAACGCCCACGGCACATCGGAGAGGAGTTCTTCCAGCGTGTGATCGTAGAAGGAATTCGCGAATACCATCGGCTGGCTTTTGAGGGATTCCAAAGAGCCGAGGCGCATGATTGCCTGTTTGCAAATTTGCGTGCGGGTCGTGACGGTGTTGGATGTGGAAGCATCGGCGACCGAAGCGATTTCGCGCTGGAGAGCGGGGCGCTGGATGATGAAGTCAAATTCCTTGGCTGCGGCCATCGCTTGGTCACCGGCTCCGAGAGCCATGGCGAGCTTGTAGGCAAGGCGAGCGACAACGAGTTCGATGAAGATCGCCGGGTAGGTCGTGTCGAGGGTCGGGGCGGCGATGTAATCCACCGAGATCGGAGTCACCAAACTGGTATGGATGAAGTTACCGATAACCTCCCATGTGCCGAAGTTCTCCGAGGCGTCGATGCCGTTAATCCGGAGAACCTTGATGGTCCCTGTTGGGACGGGGTAGCGGAAATCGTATCCACTGACGGGAGCGGTGACATCCTTTGCGATATTCCCGGCCTGCTGGCGGGCAAAGCGCCAATCGTATTCCGAGAGAATCTCGTTGATGGTCTGCGCGTAGAATTTTGCGGCGAAGACGAAGGGTTGTCCGTTTTGTTTAAACGCATCGGCGCTGCCAACTCGCATAACCGCTTGGCGTATGATCTCGCTGGCGGTTGTGGTGAGTGTGCCGGAGTAGTTGGCGACTGCCTCGACTGCCTCAAGGAGGGCAGGCTTGGACATGAGGAATTGCAATTCTTTGAAGAGTTCTTCGGATTTCATTATTGGGATGGTTGGTTTGTTGGGAATTCAACGATTGATGCGAGTTTGAAGGCGAGGGAGGCGGTGAGGATTTCGACGAAGATGGGCGGGAACTTGGCCACATCGGTGACCGTGGTGGTGTGATCAAGAATGATAGGGGTCACGAAGTTGGTGTGGATGAATCCACCAACCACTTCCCACTGCGCGTTGTTTTCCGAGTCGTCGATATTGTTGACCCGGATGATTTGTTTGGAGGCTGCGGGGATCGCGTAGCGGAACGAGTAGCCGGTCGTCGGATTGGCTGCGTCCTTCACGATGGAGACTTGGGCGCGGGCGAACGACCATTGGAAGTCGGAGAGAAGGCTATCGCGCACCGACTCGTAGAGGGACTGGGCGATCACCATGGGTTCGCCGTGAGGTTTGAACAGGTCGGCAGAACCGACACGCAGGATGGCCCTGCGGCAAATTTCCGAGACACTCACGGGAGCGGCGGTGGTGCGTGCCGGGGCGTAGGCTTCGGTGGCGTTGGCAAATGCAGGCTTCTGGACGGTGGCCGAGTAAAGCTGCACGCACTGCGTGAATAATTCCTTGCTGCCAGTGAGCGGCATCGCAAGGACGGCTGCGAGCTTCATGGAGAGCGCCTCGACGAAGATGGCTGGAAACGAGGTAGTGGTCGTGACAAGCGCGATGTAGTCAAGCGCCACGGGGCTGGCGATGTTCGTATGAAGGTTGGTTCCAACGATCTCCCACGATCCGAAGTTTTCGCTCGCATCGATGCTGCCGAGCCGGATGGCGCGGATGAAATCGGCGGGCAAGGCATACTGGATCGAGTAGCCGGTGAGCGGTTGCGTGCCGCTGGTGAGAGCGACCTGCCTGCGGCAGAACTGCCAATCGAACTCGGCTTGGAGTTCTTCCAAAGTCTGCGCGTAGAAGAGCGAGCAGTATTGCGCCTGTGCGGTCGCGTCGTTGAGATTGGTGATACGGGAATCACCGAGTCGGGCGAGAGCGAGGTTGCAGATTTGGATGTCTGTCATTTAAGGCGCGGTCAGATCACAGATTGAAAAAAAAGGGGCGGCAGACATTTCCCGGTCTGCCAGCGGGGTTGGGAACTTAGAGGACTTCGTCGCAGGCGATCTCGACGATTTTCTTCTCTTCCATGCGGACGGCAGCGAGGCTGGCCACGGAGCGGATTTGAAGGGAGTGCGAGAGGTCGGGACGGACATCCATCATCGTTTTGAGTCCACGCTCGGCGAGGATGATGCCGCTCTTCACATACGCGAAGCAGGAGCGGATATCGACGGCCAGCGGGAGTTGCTGGCTGCGGCGGAATTTGAAACCCATGAAGGTGTTCAAAGTGCCGTCCACAAGGGCGCGAACCGAGTTGTAGTCTGCCGATGTCGCCTCGACCGTGCGGAGCAGGTCTTGGAGTTGCTTGGCGGACACAACCATGATGCGCTCCTCCTCTTCGTCCACCTCGTTGGAGTCGAAGAGGAACTTCGCTGCGCGGAGTTTTGCGATGGTGAGGCCGGAGTTGGCGACTGTGCCACTCTCGACATAGTTGGCTGCGATCTTCTGGCCTGCGGGCAGGACGGTGGCCGTCGTGCCGGTCGTGCCGGTGAAGGCTGTGCCGCCGAGGGCGTCGATGATGATCTTGTCGCAAGTGCGGGCGTAGGCTGCGGCGTGGCTCTGGATGATCGGGCTGGTGGGCAGCACGACCTCGCCGAGGAACTGCTCATCGAACTCGTCAACGAGTTTCGCGCAGTCGTAGTTGAGCGGGCGAATCCAACGCTTGGCCATCGCTTGATCGGTGATCCGGGTGTCGCGGGAGCGATCCGTGATCTGCGTCATGGAGGTTACATCGAGTTGGTTGTAGGATTTCTCCTTCCCTTCGATGGAATCGAGGGTGACATATTCTTTCAGCTTGCTGTTCTTCTGCTGAACGAGGTGTTTCCAGTTGCTATCGAACTGGGTGGTGAAGTGATTGGGGATGTTCGTCAGAACTCCGTTTAGATCGGCCATTTGGTCTCCTTTGGTTTTTGGTGAGTTGGGTATCAGTCGAAACTGATGGTTTGTTCTGCTCCCTTCGCTTCCGAGTGTCCCGTGTGGGGTCAGCGGCGGCGGGTATTAGGGAGCAGGCTCACAAAGGAGGTGTCTGCTCTGACGAAGTTGACATTACCGCCACTGCGGTATCAGTCAAAACTTTTTTCTAAAAAAAATAGCGGGGCCGAGAGTCGAACTCGGAATTCCAGATTATGAAACTGGTGTTATGCCTTTTCACTACCCCGCAGTGTTTCAACCCTGCTTGAGCAGGGAGGTGACAAGGGCAGCGGCCTCACGGTCGCCTTCCATGTATTTTTTGTGCCAAGTGTTTTCGGGATTCGACATGATGTCCTTGGCGCGGGACTGCCCGGTCAAAAACTCCGTGCCGCCCATCGAGCGACCAACCTTGTCCTCGCTCATCATCTGCGCCATGCGGACGAATCCGCGAACCACTTCGGGATCGCTGAAACCGTGCGAGTTCGCATCCACCCCAGCGATCTTCGCGGCCTGCTTGGCGAGGCCGATGTTCTTTCCAAAGTCATTCCCCCACTCTTTCTGAAGAGTCTGCACAGCCTCGGTGCGTTGCTTCTCAAAGGTGGCTTGGATCGCCTCCATCTTGAACATCTCTGTCTTGGCATGCTGGTTGACGAGTTCCTTCATGGCCGAGGGCGGGATGCCGTGCTTGTGCGCGATCTCCGCATAGGGCTTGGCCATATCGTCGCTCCATGTCATGCCTTCCGGCAGGGCTTCGGGAGCAAACTTGTATTCGTCGAGCGACTCCGGCACGCCCATGGCGCGGCGAAATGCGGAGACTTCTTCCGGAGAGGATTTCTCGTTCGGAATGCCGAGCTTTTTGCCGATGAGTTGATTGGCATTGGCAAGCGCCTTGGCCATGTCGGGAACGCTTTTGTATTTGGAGAGCGTGTCCTTGTAGGCGGCGGAATCCTCCGGGAGGTTGTTGGTCCAACCGTCGGCGAAAGTGCCGTCGGCGTTGACATATCCCGTGGAGGGTGTGGTGGTCGTCTCCGGAGCGGCGGGCGCTGCGGCGTGGTCTGCGGTGTCGGCTCCCGTGTCGAGCAGACTCTGCTCGGAGGAGGTGTCGATGGTGTCTTCCATAAATTAGGTATCAGTCAAAACTGCGCGCCTACGGATGCGGGTGGTAGCCGAGGTGGGTGCGGCGTCCGGCGTAGCGGATCGCGAACTCCTCTGGATGGTGGTCGCGCATCCACTCGACATAAGCGGGCGTCTTGTCGCCGAGCATCTGCTCCATCTCTGGCGCGGGCGGGATATCTTTTGGGGCGGGCTTGGAATCGGTTTTCTTGCTCATTTCTTGACCTTGCGTTTAGGGGCTTCGATATCGCCATCCGCGATGACCATCCGGCGTAGCATCGCCTCAATGTGGAGGAGGACGCCTCGCTGGCCATCGCGCAGGGCGGCAACAACGGGATTGAAATCATAACCAGGCAGGAAGACCTGCGAGTCGGTGGCGAACTGCGCCTTCATGTCATCGATGACCATCTGGCCATCCTTGTTGCCGAAGACACGGTGGTAGGCGTTCGTGATTTTCTGGCGCTCGCGTTCGCGCCGGAGGGCTGAGGCTTTGTCTTCGGGGGCCATCATGCGGGCATCATGCCGGGGAGCATCTGGGCGAGGGCGGAATCCTGCTTCACGCTGCCCGCCTTACCGAGGGCGCTCGCAGCCTGCTCCATCTGCTGCGCCTGCATCTGCTGCTGGGCGGCTTGGGCGCGGGCGGCACGGGTTTGTGCGACCATGTCCTCATCCATGAGCCAGCGGGCTGGCAGGCCATCGTTGCGGGCCATGTCGCGGGTGATCTCGTCAAAGTCGAAATTGTCAAGCATCTCCGGCTTGATCTGCACATAAGGCAGGAGCATCTCGCTGGTGCGAATGAATGCGGCGTTTTCGAGGGATTTGATCGCAAGAGCGATGCGGCTGTTGTAGGCAACATCCGGCTCCGGGATGACGCCGATCATTTGCAGCGCCTGCGGAGGTGGTGGGAACTTGCCAGCGCGGGCCAAGATCGCAAAGACCCGGCGAAGGAGCGGATTGAATAGCTCGGTCGTGAGGCGGGCGAAGGTCGGGGAAAATTGGATGAGCTTCTCGCTGGCGCGTTCTGCCACTTCGCGGGCGGTCATCTGCTTTTGGAGTTGGGCGAACATCTGGAAGAGGTCCACATGGAACGCCTCGTTGATCGCCTTGCGCTTGTGTTCGGCCCGCTCGACGCCGATGTCGTAGCGTCCGCCGGTTCCCCATTCTTTCGGTGTGGCCTGCGGATTGTTGGGGTCGAAATAGGTCACGCCACCAGCGCGGAGATCGATGTCTCCATCGAACCCGGCAGGGATCAAGATGCGAGGGAATGCATGAATCTCGGCGAGCGAGTCGAGTTGCTTTTCAAGAAAGTTAAGTTGCTTGCACTCCGGGAGAGCGGTCCACGATGGCGAGTAACCGTAGCACTCGGAGTTCTTCCACTTCAAATATCTCGTCACGAAGAACGGCTGCTCGTCGAACCCGGAGGACAGGAAGACATGCTTGCTTGCCTTGTCCACATAGATGCTGGCGTAGGGCTTGTTCTCAGCATCGCGCTTGCCCTGCTCGATCTCGCCCGGTCCACGGGGAGCGATGAGGTGAACACAGGCAAACTTGCGGTTGGAGTTCGGCTTCTCCAGTTCCTTCTTCATTGAGTCGGTGAGGTTCTCGATGCCGAACTTGAGCGCGGCTTGGCGGGCGGTCATCTCATACTCGCGGGAGAGAGTATCGACATAGCCTTCGTCGTCCTCGGAGACCGCAAAGGTTCCGATGTCGAGCTTGGTAAAATTGAGGGCATTGACCTTGCCCTGCTCGGCAAGGATCGCCGCCGTTCCGAACGCGCCACGGTCAAGGTAGAGTTCGTGAATCTCAGTGTAGAAATTGGAGCGGCTGAGTTCAGCCTGCATGACCTCGGTGCAACGCTTGAACCATTGCTCGATCTCGTCCTCGCTTTCCATCTCCTTGGGTGGTTCCAGCGAGAACCAGCGGCTTTCGAGCGGGGTCATCCAACTGAGTTGGCCATTGGCCAGAACCAGATTGGCGCGGACCGCTGTCGCATCGAAAAGTTGCGCCTCGTCGTCGGTGGTGGGTGAGGTGGTCGCATTGAACATCGATGCCTTGCGCGGCATGACGAACTTGGCGATGTCCTCCCAGAGCGACTCCCATGTCGCCCGCTGGTGCACCATCTCCGAGTGGCGCTGGAGAACCTTGTCGGCGAGTTCGGGTTTGTTGCCGGTCATTGGGTATCAGTCAAAACAGCATCAACCGAGAGTCGAGTAGCCGGTCGTCATCGGCGCTTGGCCTGATTCCCCGGCGAGGATCGATTTGCGGAGACCCTTGCGCTTGGCCACTTCCGCAGCCATGTCGGCCTGCGGGTTGCCGGGGTCAACCTGCGCTGCGGGCGCTGGCTTGTTCGCCTCGGCTTGGCGCTTCATCTCCTCGATCTGGGCGTTCTGCGCGGCAAGGGCGTCCCTCCTCTGCTGCTCCATGATGCTGACCTGTTGCTGCTGTGCGGCAGCTTGTGCGGCGGCTTGATCCTGTGCCTGCTTCTGGGTGGCTTGCTGGTCTCTGGCTTGTTTGGCTGTGGCCATCGCCATCGCAGCTTGCTCGGCCTTGGCGGCTTTAGTCGCCTGCTGGCTTGGACCCTTCTTGCCTCCTCCGAACCATGCTAAACAGGGTGAGAGAATGGGATTTTCGGTGTGATCAGTGAGTCGCATCGCGGTAGGAGTTTCGAGGTTTCGTAAATCCGGAGCGGGCGGTCTCGCCGACTCCATGCGATGTAGGGAAGTGTATACGGCGCGAAGTTGCAAGGATTATTTTGACTGATACCACAATATATGGTGATCAGCCAGCAGTTCTGACACAACCTGTGGTATGTGTGCGCGGCATCGCGCCAGCGTTCGTCGGGGTCGTGAATGTCCACCGGGCGGGCGAGCATGAAGAAGTCCTCGGTGTTGATGACGACGCCATTCCATGCGGTGAGTTCGACCTCCTCGGCGAAGGATCGCGGCTGGGGGTAGCGCCGGTAGAGATCGAGGATTTGGAGTTCCAGTTGGCGCTTCACCGGCGAACCTTTCCGAATCCCCCACCCCGGAATCCTGCCATCACTTTGGTTGCTTCGTGCCTCTCAGCTTTCCGAGGGATCGCGGAGCGGTCGATCACCATCCCTCGCTTGATAGCCTGGTGGGAGAGACTGAACGCATCTGAGTAGTGCGATGACCAGTCATGCACCGGCACATCCTTGATGGTCACCCCATCGCGCTCCTCTTTGGAGTGGTAGGCATCGAGCGCATCGAGACCATCCACGCATCCGGCCTCGTTGAAATGAATGCGCGGGAAGGCATCGTTGCCGAGGTTGATGCCATCCCAAACGGAAAGCTGCCGAGGCACGGGAATGACGCCGGTCAGCCCGCTGCGGCCCAGCGCCTCCTGCCAGAGTCCGCCGACTTCCGCTGCGGCATCGTGTGGGATGAAGTGGCCGCCGTAGGCATATTGCTTGTCCTTGAGCCGTGCCGCCCAGTCCGCAGGTGTCTTGCACTCATCGGAGCCGGAGAGCGCCTCCAGATAGTTGAGCCGGTCGCCGACCATCTGCCACACCCAAACCTTCTGGTTGAGCGGAGCGCCCACATCCCAGCTTGTGTAAACGGGAAGTTCCTTGAACCACAGAATATCGTTTGAGATCCGCTTCTCGGCGCGGGCCTTTTCGAGGCTGCGGACATAGATCGCGCCGGGTCGCCCGATGTTGAACGAGCATTCGTATTCCTGCGCGAAGGCGTTCTCGGTGGTCCCTCGCCGAATGTCTTTGAGTTCCTCTTCCGGGATGATCCCGCTTTCACTCGCCTTGAGCATGAGCGTGAACCAGTCGTTGTCCGCGCACGCCCGGTTCCACTGCCGCCAAAAGGAATTCCGGCCCTTTGGCGTGCCGACCCATGTCGCCCAACCCATGTAGTCGGTGAGCGTCGGGCGGATGACATTGTCCCACGCTGCCGGATCAAGGTCGGCGGCTTCGTCCATCACGACGCCATCGAGGTAGATGCCTCGCAGGCGCTCGTAGGCTTCGCCGGAGTAGAGGCGAATCGTTGCGCCATTGTGGAAGGTGATCTGCAAATCCGCCTTGTTCACGACAACGCCAGGGATTTGAGAGGTGAATTGCACAAGGTATTTCCATGCGATGTCCTTCGCCTGCTCGCGGGTCGGGGCCACATAAGCATAGCGGAGCGGTGGTCCGCTGCGTTTGTGGGTGAGCGCCTTGGCAATCAAGTCTTGGATGCAGACGAAGGATTTACCAGCACGCCGGTGCAGCACCATCACCGACCATCGTTGCGTGCGGTGCAGGTAGCTCGCAAGCTGCGGTCGCGGGATGATGTCGATGTTAATTGCCACCGATACGAAGGTTGATGTCCATCGTGCCGTTCACATCGATCTTCTCCGGTTCGTTCCATCCCATCGCCTTTGCGAGCATCTCGCCATATTTCGCGCAGGTTGCCGATTCCGGCGGCATTTCCATGAACCGTTCGCGGAGCGTTTCGATGTAGGTCTCTCGTTTGTAGGTCATCTTGGCAGCAACCTTGGCGCGGAGTTCGTCCACACGCTTGGCTATTTCATCATTTTTCATCAATCGCTCGCCGTTTTGTCCGGCTCCCTTTTCGGAGTAACCGGCTTTGACATAAGCTTGCGTGAGCGAGAGTCCGCTCGCGTAGGCTTGGCAGAACGCCTCTTGTTTCGGGTTGATTTTCATGCGGTAATGGTATCAGTCAAAACTTGTCTTGACAAGATCATCGTTCCCCCTTTTAAAATCCCCACAGCTTCGCGATATTTCCACTTGGGTCATTTCTTCGGCTTTCGTTTTGACTTTGACTTGCCGGAAGAGGATTTCGACCGTTTCCGGATCGTCGTCGGCGATGAGTTTGGCGTAGCGCAGTTGGTCAATAAGTGGCTTACAGCCTCCTGCATAATTGTCGGCGTCAAGGAGCGAGCATGCGCTTCTCGTAATGATGAGAGTAGTGCGAGCTTTGCGCGGACTTTCTCTTGGGCCAGCGTGGTCCAGTGTTTGCCGAGGAGCCGGTTGAGGCTTGGCGTGAGGTATCCCGGAAGGGATAGAGACAGATTTGGTGTATGTTCCGTCCGGGTTACATTGGTAACCGATTTTGATGAGGTAGTCATGGGTGAGATTCATTTGGCGCTTGGTGTGCTTAGAATAGTTTTGTGTTGTTTTTGCGTTTCGCCTCGATTTCCTGCCGCTCCGGGGTCGCCGCCCAGAAGCGGTCGCAGGCTTCGCTAATCTGCCGGGAAAGGAGCCACCACCAGCGGTCCTCGCGGTCGGAGCCGCAGGTTTCTGTCCCTGCGGCCCCTTGGGCGACTTTTTTTCGGTTAAAACGATATTTCGTCATCGGTTGGGGTTGCGGTGCGGGCTGCGAGGATGCGCTCGTTGAGTGTCGCGAGCCGGTCAGCCGGGAGCGCCTGCGGAGCGGAGCCAATCGGGTTGAGCCATTTGACTTTTTGCCGCACCTTGCCGTCCTCTCCCTCCTCGGCCTCGATGGTGATCCGGCACTGCTTGCCGAGCCATGGCGCTTTGCCGGCATTGAGCGTGGGGATGTCCCACTCCCGGCCAAACGCTTCGTCGAGTGTCTTCGCCGTGCGCTCTGCGGCCTTCTCCGAGAGCCAGCCCTGCCAGACGATTTCGCGCCCGTGCTGGTCGCTGGCCGGATCGTCGATGAGGAGCGGGATGCGGATGAAATCCGTGCCGGTCTTCGTTGTTCCAAGCCATCCGTTGCCGGGAGCTTTTACCTTTGCCGTGTATTTGCCGGGGGCGGTTACATAGCGGTCTTGTTTGTCTGCGAGTTCGTGTGTTGTCATGTGGTTTGGTTGTTGTTGTTCGGGGGAAAGGTATCAGTCAAAATTTTGTTATTTTGCCTCTATTTCAGAAATCATTGCGGCAAGTTGGCCTGCCGTGAGTTCGCAAGGTCTGCGAATCACAATCTTTTTCCCGCGCACTTGGTAAATCGATTCTGGTTGCTCTAAGGTTTTGCGAATTTCTTCGGTGCTGCGCTTATCCTCGATCCATGCCCGCTGCGCTCCAATAGAGCGAACTTGGTCGCCATCGAAAACCTGCTTGCATTGTGAAGGGGTCAGGTTTTCCACGCCGACTTTCAAAATGCTTGCTTCTTTGCCTTCGCAAACAAGTAGATCAAGCGAGCTTTCCACCGCCCGCTTTTGCTCGCTATATGGGAGTCTCACAAGATGCTTTGCAGCCGGGTAGTCAGCGACAAGCAATCGAGGAAGGAGTTGCTTGCGCCCCAGTTGCTCAAACCGGGTTACAATGTCCTCGGTCAAAAACTCTGAAGTTTGCGCGATATCGGAAATAGTGAGTCCCTGTTCATCAAGAAGCTGAACAACGATTTCACCGGCCTTGTTCCAGCACTCAATGCCTTGGGTGATAAGTGCAACGAATTCGGTTATTTTTTGGTTTTTATTTTCAATTTGCATATTTTTGTTGTGTTTTTAAGTGTTTGAAGGCTCCTGCGAGCTTGAAGAAGTTTTTGGTTTGTTCTGATATCGGCTTGACGGTCTTGATCAGTTTTTTGAGTTGTCTGGTTACTGACTTAATAATGCACTGCTTGTCTTTTTTTGGTTTTTCGTAGAGAAACTTGCGAGGGTCTTCACTCCATGAGCAAAGTTTGTTTAAAAGCTCCCCGGATAAAAATGCCGTCTCGCACATTTCCTTCTTACTCAAGAATAACGAGATGTCATCCATAACCCAAATTGGGGTTATTTCTGGATTAGGCATTTTTTTAAAAAGCCAAGCCCTTTTTGAGTAAATATCTTTTTCAATTTTACGATACCTCCAAACCGTTGATGTTTTTGGGTCTATGTAAACAGGATTTCTAACAACGACTTCTGTAATAGTTATATTTGTTATGTCAATTGTTCGTCCATGCCAATCTAATGAAGCTATGGTTTGCCTTTTGTTAAATTGGTCAACTTTGACCTCACCATCCCAATCTTGATGAAATTTCCGCCATTTCTTTTTATCTGGAGAAATTATGTAACTCAACGCACAGGTTGCTTTAAAGGATGGGTATGGCGGGTCACTATAACCCCAGTTTGACTCTGATTTCATA